GATTATGAGGACAAGGAAATCTAAAACTAACCATAGTCATATATGCTTTCTTAGTCATTGTCTTTCTCTCCTATACCTTCGTTTGTATCTATTTTGTAATTATGTGCTAGTTCATCACTTAGTCTTGATAAGTGATAACAAATTTCATCTTTAGTTTTTTTATCTAGTATGTCATGCAGCCTTTGATAAATGTATTTTGTTGCTACCATACTATCTCCCCAGCCTAATGTTTGCATTTTCATCTTTCTCTCCTATTTTTGTTTCTCAAATATGTAACCAATCAAGATAGCTATAGTTTTACTTATACCTCTCTCTCCTGTTTCATGCCTGGAAACTGTTTGTTTATCTATTCCCAGTTCTGTTGCAAATTCAGCTTGTGTGTATTTTAAGCGTGTTCGTATTTGCTTATACTGTTCTTTGGTTATGCTTTCTCTTATCATTTGTTTTGTTCCTTAACATAATTTTGATAAAAATTTATTTTCTCCTGAAGTTTTTTTATTTTATGATTTGCAAAATCTAAATTACTTCCCATTTCCCTAACCATTTCAAAAACATTTTGATAACCTTTGTTATCTAAGTTTTTATTTTGTAAGACTAAGATTATTATTTCAGCACTTGTTTTCCAATCTGGTGCAATGTTTATTGTTTTGTTAGCCATTGTTTTACTCTTTCTCTTCTATGTTAAAGTTGTTGTATAGTTGCCATTTACATTCATCTAGTTTTCTAATCTCACTTAAATTTAAATCATGTAAATCTCTTATTGTGTCCAAAGCATCTGACAAAATAGAATGAGTTTCTAATATTGTTTTTAATTGTGCTGGTGTTAATTTTGACATGCCAAGATTGTTTAACTTGTCTTGTCTCTCTCTTTCAATTTCCCAGTCTGTTTTATTATTAGTCATTGTTATGTACTCCTTTAGTTGTTTAATGACGATTTAAGAAGGCTACAGACTAGCTTAAGCAATTTTATGATATAGACTAGCCTGTAACTTGTTTCGTTGCTGTATCAAAAGATAATAAAGAAAACTATGTATAAGAATATACAGAACATTAAGAATACAATAGTTTCTGCGTTTAGTTTTAATATCTCATAAAAGCAATATTTTTTTGGTGTTGCATTTTCTATATGCAGCTTTAAAAGTTTTTTATTCATTGTTTACCTCATAATCTTTTAAGTATTTTAGCTAAATCAAAAATATAATTATTTAGATGATTATCTATTAAATTCTTTTGACATTCTTTTTGAAATTTAGTTACTGACATTGAATAAACTTTATCCAATGCCTTTCCGTAATCTTCTCTTTGTTTATATGTCATGCTCATTGTTTGTACTCCTTTTGTTGTTGTGATTTACGCAAGTAAATCTTAAAAGGCTGGTGTTGCTCCAGCCTTTCGAGGTTTACTAGAATTGTTGTATTATAAAACTTTCCTTATCTATTTTTATAAGTGTTGTTTTGTCCTCTATATCTTCAAAAGTTTTATATTCTTCTCCATAATCATTTTGGAACTCTTTTATATTGGCATATTCTGAATACTCACAACAAAATGCTACATAATCCATTTCAACATCTTGCCCAGTATCTTCGCTATATTCCCATAAATAATTATAAAGTTTTTCTAATCCTTTGTAGGAAAAAACATTATTGTATTGATCTGATTTATAAAAATAATCTCTAAACATAGATAATGTTATTGTGTCTGTTATTGCCATTGTTGTTACTCCTTATCGTTGTTGATTGTTATTAATGGATAGTAAATTGTAATTATTGCAAACATTCCAGATAGCATCATTATTGAAAAGAATAAGCCTGGCATGTTTAAAGATAGTAAATAAAAAGCTGTTGGCAGCATTAAAAAGAACTGAGCCAAAGCAATTAATAATATTGTTTCGTATTTCATTAGCTTTGCTCCTTGTTTATTAGTTGCCATTCGTCAAGATACTCAGGAAAAGTTTTATCTGTGTTTATTCTTTCGTAAACTTTCATCAAATGATGTAAAGCAGCTTTACGAGTATAGAAACCATATACAACAATGTTGTTATATCTGTTTTTTAATTCATAAGTATTTTTCATTATATCTGCTCCAATTCATTGTTTAATTCTATTGTTAAGAAAAAAAGTATTCCTAAAAATGTAAATGCAAATAATGGATACATCATTACAACAGATAGCATTAAGCATACTGAACATAGTAACCAGATAATAGTTAAGAATATTGGTAGTAAGTATTTCATTAGTTTTTCCTTTGTTTAGTTGTTGTTAGTTCCTATAATAACCATTGGTTTATTATTGTCAACTATTATTATAAAAAAAGTTTGTTTTATTTTTTTCAGAAGAAAAAAGTTATACTTGCAATGTATATATATAATAGGTAAGGATAGTTTATATTCTTATTGCTATATATTGAGACAATGATACACAGCATAGTAACAAAACAGAGCAAAAACAAAAAAAACATATTGCAGCAGCAAACATTGCATAGCATAGGGTGGTATATAAAAAGGCATACACCCCAAACAAACGCCAGCGTCTGTATATATGTATTAATAACACCATAGAAACACACAATGTCCTTAAGCAAATATAAGAAAAACAAGATCATAAGCAAGATTACAGACGGATATAGTCTGTATCAGGCTTGCAAAGACGAAAAGGTAAGCAGAGCTACCTTTTACAGACACATGGCAAAGGATGAGCAGTTAAATGATGTAGTTCGTACTGCACAGAAGCAATCTGCTGAGAAAACTTTGGAGGAGTTAGAGACTATGTTTTTAGATACGTTGCATAAGCGTAAGATGTACGATCCTAACTTACTGAGGGATTATGCCACACATGTTCGCTGGAAGGTGCAGAAGGTGTTACCAGAGAAGTTTGGTGAGATCAAGCAGAGGACAGGTGTTGAGTTAACTGATGGTGCGATAAGGATAGTGTGGGAAACAGATGCAAGTAAAGATACCATATAAGCCAAGGGTGCTACAGGCAGAGATGCACAGAGACTTGAAGAGATGGAATGTGCTTGTTATGCACAGGAGATTTGGGAAAACTGTGTTTGCTGTCAATCACATGATAAAACATGCTTTGACTTGTCCATTGCCAAGACCGAGAGTTGCTTTGGTTGCACCTACCTTTAGTCAGGCTAAGAGGATAAGTTGGGATTATGTAAAGTATTATGCTGGTGTGATACCTGGGGTTACTTTTAATGAGACTGAACTGAGGGCAGACTTTCCTAATGGTGGTAGGATTATGTTGTTGTCAGGTGAGAATCCTGATGCCTTGAGAGGTATTTACTTGGACTTGTGTGTGTTTGACGAGTATGGCATGCAGAATCCTAGGGTATGGGGGGAGGTTGTAAGACCAGCACTATCGGATAGAGAGGGTGCAGCTATATTTTTAGGAACACCAAATGGGCATAACCATTTTTATGAGATACTGACACAAGCCAAGCATGAGACTCAAGAAGGAAGTGATTATTGGTATTGGAAGATTGCAAAGGCTAGTGAAACGCAGTTGGTAAAAGATACGGAGTTGGATGCTGCCAAGTCACAGATGACAGTGGAGCAGTATGAACAGGAATATGAGTGTTCGTTTACGGCTGCGATCATTGGTGCGTATTATGGAAGATTACTTGTAGAAGCTGAAGATGCAGGCAGGATTACAAGAGTGCCGTATGATCCTGCGTTGCCAGTACATACAGCTTGGGATTTAGGTATCAATGATTCAACAGCTATTTGGTTTGCACAGGTTTACAGAGGAGGAGCAGTGAATGTTATCGACTATTATGAGAATACTGGTTTTGGATTGGACCATTATGCAGAGGTCCTTAGAAAGAAGGATTATCATTATGGAGACCACCTTGCTCCACATGATATTGAAATTAGAGAGTTGGGGTCTGGCAAATCACGGATGGAGACGGCGTTTAGTCTTGGCATACGTTTCAAGGTGGTTTCGAAGATGAAGGTAGCTGATGGTATCAATGCTGCTAGATTGTTGATGCCGAAGTGTTACTTTGACAGGGATAAGTGTCATCTAGGTCTTGAGATGATGAAACAGTATAGGCAAGAGTGGGATGAGAAGAAAAAGAGGTTTAGGGATCAGCCAAGGCATGACTATACATCACATGCAGCAGATGCTTTTAGATATTTGGCTATAGGTATCGAGAATAGAAAGAGTTATACAAGACCACCACAAGATG